CATCCGCCGCCGCCCCCGCCGCCGCGTACGCCGCCGACGCCGCCGCCGCCCACGCCGCCGTTCGCGCCGCCGCCGCCGCCCACGCCGCATTCGCGACCGCCTCGCGGTCGCTCTCGGGAGCGCCGCGGCGGAGCCAGCCGAGCACGCCGTCGATCGCTGCGAGCGCAACAGCATCGTCGCTCGCGTGCATACGGGTCTCCTCGACGATCGCGAGGAGCGCGCCGACCTTTGCGCGGTCCCACGCTTCGCCGTCAAGCACATGCCATCGCCGCGCGAGCGATGCATACCGCCGCACGACACCGGGCCACGCGTGCTCGCTCGGAGCATCGTCGAGCCACGGAGTCAGATAGGCGAGCCACGGAGGCATGACCGCCGCGGGACACGCGGCGGCAGTCTGCGCTGCGCCGGCCTCTGGCGATAGCGCGGCCAGCAGGCACGCGCGGCCGTGGCCTGCGGTCCACTTCTCACGGATCAAGCGCCCTTCCGCGATCATCGTGTCGAGTCTGTCGACTCTCTCACTGTCCATCGCGCAACCCAGTCCCGCCACAAGCGCTGCACTCGGCTCGATACGAGCCGTCCACGTCCTCGGCAGTCTCGTCTCCCGAGCCGCCGCAAGCGCGGCACTCCGCGATCTCACTGTCGTCTGGCTCGAGCCTGTAATCGCCGATGTCGATCACTCCGCACCTCTCGATCGCGGCACTCAGCCGCTCTACCGTCGCCTCTAGTACCGCGACTGCTCTTTCTGCCGCGAGCGTCGCCTCGCTCGGCTCCTGCGCGTCTACCCGTGCAGCGATCCGCGCCTGTCTTTCCTCGCCGTCTACGCCCTGCCGCAGATGCGGCGGCTCGGGATCTCCGGCGCCGTCGCCGGGACGTCCGCGCGAGAGCCACGCGACGACGTCTCGCTCACGGACGCCGTCAAGCGCTAGCAGCGCCGCGATCTTTTTGAGCGCCTGCGCCTCGAGCGTGCGCGCACGCTCGCGAGTCACCCCGAGATATGCGCCGACGAGCTCTAGTGGCATCCCGTCGGGATGCGCCGCGACGATCGCTTGCGCGTCGGGGTCGTCGGCGTAGCGCGTAAAATGGCTGATAGCGCCATCCGTGCGGCGCATCGACTGCGCCTCGAGCGGTAGCGCGCACGCCTGCTCGCGCGAAAGACCGCGGGCCATCATCGACTCCAGGTGCCGCTTCGCGCGCGCTTTGTCAGCTCTAAGTTTTGAGACGAGTCCTTCGCCGATAGTGATCACGACTCACCTACCAGCGCCCCGATGGGACAGTCGAGCACGCGGGCAAGCGTCGCGAGATCGTCAAGTCGCGGTGATACCGCGCACGTCTCCCACGACCGCAGAGTCGCGATCGTCACGCCTGCGTGCGTCGCGCACTGCTGCTGTGTAAGCGAGGCGCGCAATCGTGCCTCGCGGATTCTATCTCCGATCCTCATCGTACCTCCGATGCGACGTATACCGGACCGCGCGCAGTCTGTCAAGCGCGGCATGTCGTGCTCAAAAAGTTGCGCTCGATTGCGTTGCTGAGTACGACTAGCGGTCATGCGCAGATACGATCACGGCCCCGGCGACGAGCTGTCGCCCGCTGAGATGGAGGAGTACGTGGACGACGACGATATGACGATCGGTGAGCTAGAGACATCCCTCGCGCGGTATCGCGTGTCTGATCTGCGCGTGCGGCGCATCGAGGGCGTTTGGTACGCAGAGAGCGACCGGCTCATCGCCGCTGGCGAGGGAGGCACGCTGCTAGCTGCTATCGAGTCGCTGCTCACTCACGCAGACGAGCGGCTGTGGTAGACGACGAGCTGTCGCTCGCTCCCGACGTAGTCTCTGCGCAGCTCGTATCCGCGGCAGATCCGTGGCTGGAGCGGCGCCGGCATTCGTGGGGCGCGTCGGAGATCCCCGCGCTCCTGCTCGCGTACGATCGCCGCGAGGAGGAGGCCGCATCGGCGCGCCGCTACCATCTCGACGACTCTGGTATGTCGCGCGCTGGAGTGCCTCGGATCGTCGCGAGGAAAGCGGGGCTGCTCGCGGCGAAAGCGGGCTCGCGCGCTATGCGCTCCGGCGCCGAGCGCGAACGCGAGCTTATCGATCGATGGTCCTCTGCCGCTGGATTCGATGACGTTCGATTAGAGTCCGCGGCTCCGCGCGAGTGGTACCCACTAGTGGATAGGCACTGCCACAGACTAGCCGCGACGCCCGACGCGTGGTGCCGCGGCCCCAGCGGCGAGCTGATCATCGTCGAGGCAAAGTGTACGGCGGGACACCACTCGACGTGCGAGTGGTACTGGCGGGTCCAGCTACAAGCGCAGATGGGGTGCATGTGCGCATCGGCGGGCGTGCTAGTGTGCGGGCGCGGATGGGTGATGGGCTCCGATAGCGAGCCTGTCGGATGGATTGTAGAGCGCGACGACGCGGAGATAGAGCGGATCCGCGCCGTGGCGATCAAAGCGTGGGCTGATGTGGAAAGGCTACGAGAAGGAGCGGATAATGAAGTCCATCGATACCAGTGACACAACGAGTGAGGATTCCATCGATACCAGTGATTGGATCGATACCAGTGATGGGTTGTGCGAAGTGTTCCGGCTTGTGACCACAACAGCCGAGCCATTGCCAGTGGACGTGCTCGCGAAGGGCGCGCTCGAACTCGCGTCGAAGCGCGCGATCGATGCAGCAACGATCAACGGTGAACTTCGTCTCGAGCTGCTCGCTTCGGCGATTTCTCGCACGGTCCCCGAGGCCCTCGCCCGCGCGGGCCTTGTGCGTGAAGCCCGCGCGGGGGACGATTGGATAGAGACGCTGCTTGATGTCGCACGTGCTCGCATGACAGTCTCCAATCGGGTCAGAAAGGACGACAAGTGATCGAAAAACGCAAGCTCCTCGACGCGCCGATTCCTCGCGAGCACGTCGAAGAGCGACAGCAGTCTGGCATGACGCTGAGCTACATCGCAGGATGGCGCGTCATCGCGGAGCTGAATCGGATCTTTCCCGAGGGCTGGTCATACGATGCCGGCGACACGCGCGAGGTGGCGCGCGAGCAGGAGGAAAAAGGGCGCTGGCGAGTGAGCTACTCGTGCCGCTGCGTGCTGGAGGCGGGCGGCGTGCGCGTCGTGGATCGCGGCCACGGTCACGGGATCGATCGGTACGTCGGCGCCGCAGTCGAGAGCGCAGAGAAAGAGGCAGCGACCGACGCGCTCAAGCGGTGCGCGAAAAGTCTCGGCATGAGGCTCGGACTCGCGCTGTACGACAAGGCGCAGGAGCATGTCGCCGAGCCCGCTCTCACGGTATCTGATGAGGAGCAGGAGGGCGTGGTCGAACAGTGGCCACGCCAGACGGAGGCGTGGAAGCGGCTAGTCTGGCCCACGCTGCTTCCTGAAATGAAGCAGCGAATCAAGGATCTCAAAAAGGAGAGTGCAAAGTGAGCGGAAAGCCGGACATCAGAATCGTCGTGAAAAGCAAGGCCAGCGGGCAGGCGATCAACTTGCTCGCAGGATGGAAGAGGGACCGCGGCATTAGCTGTCGTCTTGATCGCGACGTGGTGCGGCTCGTCATCGAGCGCGCAGACGGCTCGCGAGAGATCGTCACTCGCGGGCAGGACGGCAAGGATACGCACTGGCTCGACGCCTACGCAGACGGGGGCGGCGCAGCCCCGCAGCGCGGAGACTCTCGCGGCGCACGTCCAGCACTGAGACAGCCACCGAGGCAGGCAGAGCTGCCCCACGACGACGACGTGCCTTTCTGAACTGCGCGCGACTCGTCGGTGACCAACGCCGCGCCTAGCGATAGACGCGGCGTTTCTATTTTGCGAGCGGCCATCCGAGCGCGTCGAGGAGCAGCCCACACGAGTCGATCTTCGTCGAGCCCGGCAGGCTCATGTGCTCAACAGCGCCGCGTGCGCGCGCGAGCTCGCTCACTGATAGCCTGCGGTCGGAGGGCGCGCGCTGACGAGGTATGTCGAGCCGGTCATCGTCTGCTCGCGAGAGCACATCGGCGAGCCATCGCCACGCCTCGAGGAGCGCATCCGACGGCTCGGGGCACTCGATGCGA